CGCCGTCATTTCTTCGCCCTCTCCCACTGGGAGAGGGAAGGGGTGAGGGAGGGCCAGATCGCCGCCGTCATTTCTTCGCCCTCTCCTACTGGGAGAGGGAAGGGGTGAGGGAGGCCCGAAAAATCTGCCGGAAACCGGCCCAGATTGCCTTGAGGTTCCGTCCGAAACCGTGCTCAGTGTCCACACTGGTTAACGGTTTCCGAGACCCCGAGAAAGGAGCGCAAACATGCACTTGAACGTCGGAAAAGAGGTCGCCGCCTTGCAGCGGATGACCGTGAAAGAACTGCGGGAAAAGTACGCCGAGGCGTTCGGCGAGGAAACGAACGCGAACAACAAGGCGTGGCTCGTCAAGCGCATCGCGTGGCGGCTGCAGGTCCTGGCCGAGGGCAACCTGTCCGAACGCGCCCGGCAGCGAGCCGCGGAGCTGGCCAACGACGCCGACCTGCGGCTGTCGCCGCCCAAGGCCAAGCCCGCCAGCGCCGAGCCGCAGCGCACGAAGACCGCCAGCCTGCGGTTCAAGCTCGATGACCGCCTGCCGCTGCCCGGCACGATCATCACCCGCGAGTACAAGGGCGAGAAGCTCCAGGTGAAGGTCCTGCCGCACGGCTTCGAGTTCGAGGGCGAGGTCTTCAAGTCGCTCAGCGCCGTGGCCAAGGCGATCACCGGCCAGCACTGCAACGGCTACTACTTCTTCCGCCTCGGAAAGGAGGAAGGCCGATGAGCAAGGCACGCAAAGCGCCGCCGCCCAGGCCGACCGTTCGCTGCGCCATCTACACGCGCAAATCCACGGAGGAGGGCCTGGAGCAGGAGTTCAATTCGCTGGACGCCCAGCGCGAATCGGCCGAAGCGTACATTAAGAGCCAGGCCCACGAGGGCTGGGAATGTCTGCCCGACCGCTACGACGACGGCGGCTTCACCGGCGGCAACATGGACCGGCCAGCGCTCAGGCGCCTGCTGGCCGACATCGAGGCGGGCAAGATCGACTGCGTGGTGGTCTACAAGGTCGACCGCCTCAGCCGGTCGCTGTTGGACTTCGCCAAGTTGATGGAGACGTTCGAGAAGCACCAGGTCTCGTTCGTGTCGGTCACGCAGCAATTCAACACGGCCACGTCGATGGGCCGGCTGGTCCTGAACGTGCTCCTCTCGTTCGCCCAGTTCGAGCGCGAAATCATCTCGGAGCGGACGCGGGACAAGATCGCCGCCGCCCGGCGGAAGGGGAAATGGGCCGGCGGGCATCCGATTCTCGGCTACGACATCGACCCGTGTGGTTTCAAGCTCATCGTGAACGAGGACGAGGCCGTCCGCGTGCGCGCCATCTTCGAGCTGTACCTGGAGCACCAGGCTCTGCTTCCGGTCGTCCAGGAACTGGACCGGCGGGGTTGGGTCAACAAGCGCTGGACGACGCGCAAAGGCCGCGAACGCGGCGGCAAGCCGTTCACGAAGACCAGCCTGCACAAGCTTCTCACCAACGTCGCCTACATCGGCAAGATCAAGTACAAGAACGAGGTCCACGACGGCGAGCACGCCGCCATCGTGGATGTAGAAGTCTGGCAGCGCGTACAGGCGCTGCTCGAGAGGAACGGCCGCACGGGAGGCGCGGCGGTCCGCAACAAGTTCGGCGCGCTGCTCAAGGGCATCTTGCGGTGCGTCCCCCGCGGCTGCGCCATGACGCCGACGCATACGACCAAGGACGGCAACAAGCGCTATCGCTACTACGTCTGTTCCAGCGCCCAGAAGCCGGGCTGGCACACCTGCCCGTCGAAGTCGATCCCCGCGACGGAAATCGAGCAGTTCGTGGTGGACCAGATCAAGGGAATCGGCAACGACCCGGCCGTGCTGAATGAGACCGTCGGCCAGGCCCGCGTCCAAGGGCGCGCCTGCGTGGCGGAATTGGAAGCCGAGCGCCAAGGGCTCGAACGGGGACTGCAGCGATGGAACGGCGAGGTCCGCAAGCTGGTGGAGCAGATCGCCCCGGACGACCGCAACACGCCCGCCGTCTCCCGACTGAGCGCGACGGCGGCGCCATCCAGTCCCTCGATCACGCGCGCGAGAAGGCCGGCGACTCGACCGAGCCGGTCGATCCACGGCTCAGCCACGAGGAGCAGATCGCCCTGGCCACGGACCTGGCCGAGATGCTGGCCCGGCTGCCCGACGACCTGCGGGCCCTGGCCGAGCGGCTCAAGAGCCAGTCGCTGTCGCAGGCCGCGCGCGATCTGGGCGTTCCTCGCTCGACGCTCCAGCGCCAGGTGCAGCGCCTGCGCCAGTGCTTCGAGGACGCCGGGCTGCGGATTTATCTGTGAGCCCGTGCGTCAGTTCCGCCGCGAATTGCAAAGGTCTTATTGTAGAGGCCCTTCAACGCGGGGGAACTGACATGACCAAGGAACTGTACCGCTATTCGTTCCCGCCCCACGTTCCGGTCGAGGAGATCGAGGCGACGCTGCTCCTGGCGCTGTGGGGCGCGGAGAGCTTGCACGGCGAGACCCAGGTGCGGCTCGACGCGGCGCACTTCCTGGACCCGGCTCGGCGTGCGTGCGTTATCGACGCCGCCACGCCGGTTGGTCGGGATGTCAACCGCCTGTTCGTCGGCTTTGTCCAACGGGAATTCGGCAACGTCGCGTTCCGGGCGGAGCGCGTCGATGCCGCCCCCAATCAGCAAGCGCAGGAGGTCCACGCATGAGCTTGATGGCGCGCGTGCAGCGCGGACGAACCCCGAGGCCGCCGCGAATCCTCATCTACGGCACGGAGGGAATCGGCAAGAGCACATTCGCCTCGCAATCGCCCAACCCCATCTTTGTTCAAACCGAGGACGGGCTGGACGAGATCGCCTGCAACAAGTTCCCCCTGGCCGCGACCTACGAGGAAGTCCTGGTAGCGCTCGTGGAGCTCCGCACTCAGGAGCATGACTTCGAGACGGTCGTCATCGACAGCCTCGATTGGCTCGAGCGCATGATTTGGGATCGCGTCTGCCAGGAATCGGGGGTGACGAGCATCGAGAAGGCCGATGGCGGCTACGCCAAGGGCTACATCCATGCCCTGACGTACTGGCGTGAAGTCGTGGACCATCTCAATGTCCTCCGCAACGCCCGGGGCATGGTCGTCCTGCTCGTTGCCCACGCCAAGGTTGAGAAGTTCGAGGACCCCGAGTCCTCCCCCTACGACCGCTACTCGCCACGTCTGAACAAGCATGCTGCGGCGCTTGTGAGCGAGTGGTGCGACGCCGTGCTCTTTGCAACCCGGAAGGTCCGCACCCAGACCGAGGAGGCGGGCTTCGGCCGCAAGCGGACCATAGCGCACGCGATCGGCAAGGACGGCGGCGAGCGCATCCTCCGCTGCGTCGGCGGACCATCCTGCATCGCCAAGAACAGATACGGAATCGTCGACGAACTGCCGTTGTCCTGGGCGGCGTTCATCGCGGCCCTTTCCACCAACCAGAAAGAAGGAGCCAAGACCAATGGCTGATTTGCGCGGGTTCGACGCCAACCAAGTGGAACCGACGAGCGACTTCGAACCGATCCCTGCCGGCAAGTACCTGGCGGTGATCACCGAGTCGGAGATGAAGCCCAACAAGGCTGGCACCGGGCACTTCCTCCAGCTCACCTTCCAGATCATGGAAGGCCCGTTCAAGAACCGCCTGCTGTGGGCGCGTCTGAACCTCGACAACCCGAATGCGACTGCGGTGCAGATCGCCCGCGCGGAATTGAGCGCGATCTGTCGGGCCGTCGGCGTGCTGGCACCTAACGACTCTGTCGAGCTCCACAACCTGCCGCTGGTGATCCATGTCCGGTGCAAGAAGCGCGAGGACACGGGCGACATCGGCAACGAGATCAGGGGCTACTCGAAGAAGGAGTCGCCGCCGGTCAACACCCAGGCGCCGGCCAACAGCACGCCGCCCTGGAGGCGCACGTAATGGTCCAAATCGAGCTGCCCTACCCGCCCAGCATCAACCACTACTGGCGGCGGGTGGGGCCCCGCACCCTGATCAGCCGCGAGGGCCGCCGGTTCCGCCAGCGCGTCATGGCGATCCTCGCGGCCCTGGCCTGCGAGCCGCTCCACGGACCGCTCGCCGTGGAAGTCGAAGTGCATCCGCCCGACAACCGTCGGCGCGACATCGACAACGTGCAGAAGGCCTTGCTCGATGCGCTTCAACATGGTGGTGCCTACCTGGACGACAGCCAGGTTGTTCGCCTTGCCATCGTCAAGCGCGAGCCCGTCGTGGGCGGGAAAACCCTTGTCCGCATTCGGAACGAGTGATGCTAATGCTGCGTCCCTACCAGGAAGAGGCCAAGGCTGCCGTCTACGCACACCTGCGCATGCGGGACGACAATCCGTGCGTCGTCATCCCGACCGCCGGCGGCAAGACGCCGGTGATGGCCGGCATTTGCAAGGACGCCGTCGGTCTGTGGCAGGGCCGCGTGCTGATCTTGGCGCACGTCAGGGAGCTGCTCGAGCAGACCGCCGACAAGCTGAACAAGGTCTGCCCCGAGGTCCGGTTCGGCATCTATTCCGCCGGCCTGAAGCGTCGCGACACGGAGAACGCGGTGATCATCGCGGGCATCCAGTCGGTGTACCGGCGGGCGTGCGAGCTGGACGCCTTCGACCTCGTCGTCATCGACGAGGCGCACATGATCCCGCCCGATGGCGACGGCATGTACCGGCAGTTCCTGGCCGACGCCCGCACGATCAACCCGAACGTGCGGATCATCGGCTTCACGGCGACGCCGTTCCGCATGCGCACCGGCCCGATCTGCACGCCGGACGGGTTTCTCAACGCCATCTGCTACGAGGTCGGCGTGCGGGAGCTGATCGTCCAGGGCTACCTGTGCCCCCTGGTCACCAAGGCGGGGATCAACAAGGCCGATTTCACCCGACTGCATGTGCGGGCCGGCGAGTTCGTGGCCGACGAGGTCGAGGAGCTGATGGATGACGACTGGCTGGTCGAGGCGGCGTGCGGCGAGACGGTCGCCTACGCCGCCGATCGCCGCGCCGTCTTGATCTTCGCCAGCGGCGTCAAGCACGGCCGGCACATCGTCAGCGTGCTCGGCGAGAAGCATGGCATCGAGTGCGGTTTCGTCTGCGCCGAGACGCCGACCGCCGAGCGCGACGCGCTGCTCGACCAGTTTCGCGCGGGCCGGCTCAAGTACCTGTGCAACGTCAACGTCCTGACCACGGGCTTCGATGCCCCGAACATCGACTGTGTGGCGTTGATCCGCCCCACGCTGTCGGCAGGCCTCTATTACCAGATGGTCGGCCGGGGCTTCCGCCTGCACCCCAGCAAGCAGAACTGTCTGGTATTGGATTTCGGCGGCAACGTGCTGCGCCACGGTCCGGTCGATCAAATCCGCGTCAAGGAAGCCGGCGGCAACGGACAAGCCCCGGCGAAGGAGTGTCCCGAGCGCCATTCGGTGATCGCCACCGGCTATGCTCGCTGCCCGGACTGCGGCTACGAGTTCCCGCCGCCGGAGCGCGGCAAGCACAACGCCAAGGCAAGCGAAGCTGGCATCCTCTCGGGGCAGGTAACGACGACCAAGTACCCGGTGCGGGACGTGTTCTACGGCGTCCACCAGAAGCGCGGCGCGCCGGAGGACGCGCCGAGGACCATGCGGGTCGATTACAAGGTCGGCTGGCACGAGTACAAGTCGGAGTGGGTCTGCTTCGAGCACACCGGCTACGCCCGGCAGAAGGCGGTCGCCTGGTGGAGACAGCGCTCGCACGAGCCGGTGCCGGAGACGGCCGAAGAAGCGGTCGCGCTGGCGCAAAACGGCCGCCTGGCCCCCACGCGCGAGATCACGGTCCGCAGCGTCACCGGCGAGGACTTCGACCGCATCATCGGCTACGAGGTGGGCGACATCCCACCGCAGCCGGACGGCAAGGACCTGCCCGAGGATGCGTTCGACTTCCCATTCGGGGCCAACGCGGTCGCCGCGGAGGAGGAGATTCCGTGGTGACGCCGGCCGAACTGCTGTCCGCCGCTCTCCGCTACGCCGAGCTGGGCTACCGGGTGTTTCCCTGCGCACCGGGCAACAGCACGCCGCTGACCGACCACGGCTTCCTTGATGCGACCACGGAGGTTGAGCAGATCGAGCGTTGGTGGGGGCAGCACCCGACCGCGAACGTCGCCATCGCCACCGCAGGGCTGCTCGTCGTCGATCTCGACCCGGCAGAAGGGAACGCAGCCAACCCGTGGCTCAAGGACGACCCGGACAAGCAGATCGACCTGGCGGCCGCACCGACGGCCATGACGCCGCGCGGCGGCCGGCACCACGTCTTCCGCAAGCCAGCGGGGAAGGGCTGGCGCTGCACCGCAAGCCGGCTGGCCCCGAAGGTTGATACGCGCACGGACGGTGGCTACATCGTCGTGCCCCCGTCCTGGCGGCCGGACGGGGCATACTCCTGGGTGCCGGGTCTGGAACTCGACGGCCCACCCGAACGGCTCCCCGAGCCGCCATCGTGGTTAGCCTCTTTGCTCGACGCCTTGCCCCAAGAAACGCCCACGTTGGCCCACGTCGCGGCCGGAGGGGACCAGGCGAACCCGATCCCGGAGGGCCAACGGAACGCGACCCTGGCGCGCCTGGGCGGGAACATGCGCCGGGTCGGGATGACCCTGGCCGAGATCGCCGCCGCACTGCTCCAGACCAACAAGGACCGGTGCGCGCCGCCCCTGTCGCCCCGCGAGGTCGAGCGCATCGCCGCCAGCATCGCCAGGTACGAGCCGGACCAGATCGCAACCGCGATGGCCGAGGGGCACTGGGACCAGTTGATGGTGGCCCAGTCGCCGCAGCTGGCCCCGGTCAGCCTGACCGACCTGGTGGCGCCCTACCCCGACCTGCGCCGGCCAGTGATCCACGGTCTGCTGCCCCAGGGCGAGACGATGAACGTCATTGCCGCCTCAAAAACCGGAAAGTCGTGGCTTGTTATTGACCTCGCCCTGGCCGTCGCCACGGGCCGGCCCTGGCTCGACACCTTCGAGACCGATCCGGGGAATGTGCTGATCATCGACAACGAGCTACACAGCGAGACCTCGGCCAACCGCATCCCCAAGGTCGCGGCGGCGCGACGGATCCGCCTGGGTGACGTCGGCCAGGGTGTCTTCGTGCAGAACCTGCGCGGGCACTGGCAGGACATCTTCTCGCTGGGGCCGTACTTCCGCTCGCTGGAGCCGGGGCGGTTCAGGGTGATCATCCTGGACGCCATGTACCGCTTCATGCCGCGGGAGATGGACGAGAACGACAACGGCACAATGGCCAACGTTTACAACGCCATTGATCGCTACGCCGACCTCTTGGGCTGCTGCTTCGTGCTGATTCACCACACCAGCAAGGGGAACCAGTCGGGCAAGGCGATCACCGATGTGGGCGCGGGGGCGGGCAGCCAGAGCCGGGCGACCGACACGCACCTGGTCCTGCGCCCCCACGAGGAGGACGACGTGGTCGTGCTCGAGGCGGCCGTGCGCTCGTGGCCGCCGATGATGCCGAGGTGCCTGCGCTGGGCCTTCCCAGTGTGGCTGCCGGCGGACGATCTCGACCCGACGCTGCTGCGGAGCGAGCAGCCGAAGCGAACACGCCAGGAGGAAAAACAACCGGATTGGGATGCCGAGCGCTTCACGAGCACGTTCGTCGGAGTGGAACCGAAACTGGTGGACGCCCTGCTGGTCGAGGCCAACCGGCAGGGCATCAACGACTTCAAGTGCCGAACGCTGTTGCGCAAGGCCGAGGCCGTTGGCCTGGTGTATCGCTGGGACATGGGGCGAGGACGCCTGGGCTATGCGACACAAGCACCGCCACACGAGCAAGCGGAGGAAAATGCCCCAGGAGCACTGAGCGCAAAACGCCTGAGCGTCGAGGCGCTGCTTCGTCAATCTCCCGAGCTGAGTGCGGCCGAGGTTGCGAACCTCTGTGGGGTTACCGACCGGTACGTTCGCAGGCTCCGCGCCATTTTGTCGGAGGCCAGCCCAGAACAAACGATCGGAACACCCGGAACAAGTTCCGGAACAACAAGGACCGGAACAGAGCCCGGAACAGGCCCTGGAACAGAGTCCGGAACGAGCTGCGGAACAAGCGGAACAGTTCCGCCCGGCGTTCCGCAGGTTGTTCCGCTCCCAACAATGCGAGGTGATTGAAGATGCGTCGAAACGGAACAGCGGAACAGGGGGGAACAAAAAGGGGGGCGAAAGGGGGCGGAACAACCGGAACTGTTCCGCACGTTGTTCCGCTCCTAACAACTTCGCTGCGTTGGAGATATGTCCAAAGCGGAACAACGGAACACGCGCGAAAGAAAAACCCCCCATACCCCCCTGCGTGCGGGCGGCCCGAAGGCCGCCGCACGCGAGCAGGGAGCGGACCCTGGCGGAACAGTTCCGCGAACGGGTCGCGTAGGTACTACCGGAACGGAACAAAAAAATCGACCGCCGTGGGAACAGCCGCCAAGGATAGCTGGCTTTGTTTTGTTTGTCCGAACTTGGACGGAGCAGAGGAGCCATGACCGATGACCTGGGCAGCAACATGGGTTCGTACAGCCACGCAGATGAAACAACGCTTCGACCTGGACCACCGGCACCAGCTGACAGCAATCAATCCGTGGA